ACGGTGGCGGCGGATGTCGAGCGGTTGCTTGATGGGGCGAAACCGTTTCTCATGGTCACCGACCCGCCATATGGGGTGGAATACGATCCGGGGTGGCGCGATGAGGCGGCGAAGGCTGGCCACCTTAGTTGGCGGCGATCATTCAGGACCACGGCGCCCCGCAGACTAGGCAAGGTGGCCAATGACGACCGCATTGATTGGACTGAGGCGTGGTCTCTGTTCACTGGCGATGTGGTTTACTGCTGGCATGCTGGTCAGCATGCCAGCGAGGTCCACGAGACGCTCGTCAGGTGCGGATTTCAGGTGCGGGCGCAAATTGTATGGGCTAAGCCGGGATTCGTTATTAGCCGGGGCCATTATAACTGCCAACACGAGCCATGCTGGTATGCTGTTCGTAAGTGCGCTACGGCACACTGGGTGGGCGACCATTCACAATCAACCCTCTGGCAAATAAGCAATCACTTGACAGACGCGGAGGGGAAGACCGGACACGGCACACAAAAACCCGTTGAGTGCATGGCTCGTCCTATTCGCAACCACGATGCGCCGGAGGTATATGACCCCTTTGTTGGCTCCGGCACAACAATTATCGCTTGCGAGCAACTCGGCCGTAAGTGCTACGCGATGGAGATCGAGCCAAAATACGTCGATGTCGCGGTGCGGCGCTGGGAGCAATTCACCGGGAAACAAGCGGAGTTGGCGCGATGAGGCAGCACGCGTCAAAATATGATCCCGAAGTCCGCAATAACAGGGGCCCCAATGACTGAACGCCGTACCCGCTCCAAGTGGCTCAGCCACGTCGCCGACCGGATCCCGACTATCCAAGCGTGGAAACGGGCCGGCCTAACCGATGAGGAGATTGCCAAGAACCTCGGGGTCGCCTGGTCAACATTCAAGGTTTATAAGGCGACGTATCCGGCTTTAATGGCTGCCTTGAAAACGGGTAAGTCGGACGCGGACGCCCAGGTCGAAAACGCCCTCTTCAAACGGGCCTGCGGATACGACTACGAGGAGGTCGAAACGACCGTCATGAAGAGCAAGGACGGAAGTGAGATCATCCCGCGTATTAAGAAAGTCCGTAAGCAGGTGGCGCCGGACATTACCGCACAGATTTTCTACCTGAAAAACCGGTGCTATGATCGTTGGCGCGACCGGACGGCGCTAGAGCATTCGGGTCCGGACGGTGGACCAATGGTAACCGGCAAGGTTGTATTGTACCTGCCGGACAACGGGCGGTTGCGCAAAAAGCAGGAACAGGCGCAGAATGACGATGCAGCTGCTGGACCAGAGCCCGAGTGAATCGGCGGACATGGAGATGGGCCCGCAGCCCGGGCCACAGGAAGATTTCCTGCTCAGTGACGCCGATATCGTCATTTTTGGCGGCCAGGCGGGCGGGGGCAAATCGTACGGTCTACTGCTCGAAGCGGCCCGACATATTGACATCCCCACGTTTCAGGCGGTGATATTTCGGCGGGAGTTCACGGAGGTTGCGGCGGCTGGCGGGTTGTGGGATAGCGCCAAGGAGATTTACCCATGGCTGGGTGGTCGGCCATCGGAGAATCGCTACCAGTACAAGTTCCCGTCCGGTGCTAAAATCTCATTTGCCCACATGCAGCACGAGGACGATCGATTGAAGTGGCAGGGGTCACAGATTCCCATGATTGGGTTCGACGAGTTGACGACTTTCACCTGGCGCCAGTTCTCGTTTATGCTCTCCCGCAACCGGTCGACCTGTGGCGTTCCGCCGTACATCCGGGCGACGTGCAACCCGGACCCCGACCATTTCCTCCGCAAGCTCATTGATTGGTGGATTGACGATGACACCGGCCTGTCGATCAGGGAGCGTTCCGGGGTCATCCGGTGGTTCGTCAACCTGGATGACGAGCTTCACTGGGCGGACACCCCGGATGAACTGACGACACGCTTCCCCGGCTCCATACCGAAATCATTGACGTTTATCAACTCCACCGTTTTCGACAACCGTATCCTCATGCGTGAGAACCCGGAGTATCTCGCCAACCTTCAGGCACTTCCGAAAATCGACCGCGAGCGGTTACTGCGTGGCAACTGGAACGCCCGGGCGACGGCCGGCATGTATTTCCAGCGGCATTGGTTCGAGATCGTGGAAGCGGCGCCGGCCTATGGGCAGGAGATTCGCTATTGGGACCGGGCGGCCACGGACGCAGACAGCAAAGATGCCGACAAAAGTTCGTGGACAGCTGGAGTAAAGATCCGCAAACACCCCGGAGGGATCTACTATGTCACAGACATGTGTCGATTTCAGGGGTCGCCGCACCAGGTGGAGCAGACCATTCGGCAGGTTGCCAGCCAGGATGGCCCCGGCGTACTGGTGGGGATCGAGCAGGATCCCGGGCAGGCGGGCAAGGCGGAGGCATTGTTCCAGGTGCGCAGTCTCACGGGCTACAATGCGCGGGTCAATCCGGTCCATGAATCGAAGGGGGTCCGGGCGAAGCCGGTCAGCGCCCAGGCGGAGGCCGGCAACGTCAAACTGGTTCGCGGGATGTGGAACGAGGCGTTCCTGAACGAGCTGCAGAATTTCGACGGGACGGAATCCTGCACGTCCGATCAGGTCGATGCCTTGTCGGGCGCCTTCATGATGCTAAATAATCCTAAGCGCATAGGGGTATGGTGATATGGCAGCGAGCAACACGAATGGCAAACGGGCATACCAGATCATCATTACAATTCTGACCGGCCTGCTGTTGATCGCAGCGACCGGTTTCATCGATGACCTCCGCGGTCAGGCGGACAAGGACAGGCGCATTGCGGCGCTGGAGGCACAAATGGAGTACATCCGCACGGATGTGGTGAAACGGCTCGACCGCCTGGAGGTCAAGATCGATGCGCTGAGTGAGGGGAAACACTAATGGCGAAACCGCGGGTAACAGCGGCGCAATGGCAGGCGGTGGCGATGCAGTATGCCATGCTGGCGACGGCGGCCACGCGGGCGTCGATTGCCGGCCGGTTGAGTGAGTCGAACGCCTATACCAATCGGGACCTCTACACGGCGCTCGGCTATGTCAAGGACCCGACCTGGAGCGGTCATTACCTGCCGGCCTTTCGGCGGAACCCTATCGCCCGGGCCGTTATTCAGCGACCCGTAAACGAGTCGTGGCGGTTGACGCCGGCGGTCATTGAGTCCGAAGCGGAGGAGACCCCGTTCGAGGAAGCATGGGGGACGCTGTGGAAGCGGTTGCGACTGCAGACAAAGTTCAAGCGTTTGGATAAACTGGCGACGTTGGGCCAGTACGGGGCGCTCCTCATCGGGTTCAACGACGGCAAGACGGATCTATCGCAGCCGGTAGGTCGGGTGGCGGAGGGCGGTATTCTGTACGTTACGCCGTATTCCGAGGGGACGGCCCGGATTACCGATTACGACACGGACCCGACGAGCGAGCGGTATGGGTTGCCGACGTATTACCAGATGCAGACAGGGACGGGCTCATCGACGGGCACGAAGCGTATCCACTGGAGCCGGGTGATTCACGTCGTCGAGGACAACGACGAAAGCGAGGTCATGGGCAACCCGGCGCTGGAGGTGGTATACAATTTCGTCACCGACATGGAGAAAGTCGCCGGTGGTGCGGGGGAGATGTTCTGGCGGGGCGCCTGGCCGGGGCTGCTGTTCAAACTGGACCCCGAGGCGACCGTTGACCCTACGACCATTACCGACATGAAAACGCAAACGGAGGACTATATCAACAGTCTCCGCCGAACTATGTCCCTGCAGGGTGTCGACGTACAGCAGCTGTCACCGCAAGTCGTCGATCCGACCGGGCATGTCGGGGTGTTGGTCGATCTGATTGCGGCCGGCAAGGAAATTCCCAAGCGGATTCTCATGGGATCGGAGCGGGGCGAATTGGCCTCGACTCAGGACAAGACGGCATGGTCCGAGACGATCAGCACGCGCCGGGTAGAATACTGCGAGGGGCAGATCCTCCGTCCGTTTATCGATCGGTGCATCGAGTATGGTGCCCTGCCCATGCCAAAGGATG